TTCTTTTTTAATCAAAAACGCTTTCTTTTTGTTCCTATCGCCAGCACCTACAAACTCTACATATACCAATTTATTCTCGATAATGCAGTGAATAATGTCTCTAGGTCTGACCCATAAAAAAACGTCACCATCGTAAAAAACCCACCACTTAGCTTCTGTTGCCAACAATGCCGATGGGTTGCCAGACATCTCAACTTCAACAACCAGATTCCCTGTCTCTTTAGACATCGGGTCGTACTTCACCTCAACGCCTGTGCCTGTCTCCGGTATCCAAATGTCGTAGCCCTTGAAACCATCAATCAACGTAGCGCATGGATACTTTTTACGGATACTCGCAAGCACCTGCATCTCGATGGCTACACCACGCTTTAGGTCATCGTGAAATGTCATTTCTCTCCTTGATCTTTGCCAGTAACATCGCCGAGAACTCGGTTGGCTTTTTCGTTAGGTTCCAGATCGTCTTAACCTCTGCGGTAGATAAGTCTTTCCATTCCGCAACCGGCTGCTCTGGCTCAGGCTCTTTAGGACACTCAATCAGCGGCTCACCGGCTAGTCGATCAGCAATGGCTTTCGTCAGTGCATAGTTTGTGTACATCAGCTTTAGAATATTTAGCAGTTCCTCAGCCTCATCTGTCGTTAGTTCAATCGTCATAGTCTCCCCTAGTTAATGTAGCTTACCGCTTCGTTGATTCTGGATAGAGCCGTTTTAAGCCGTTTTCTATCCTCGGCTGATACTTCCCTACCCTCGCTTACGTCAAACGCCGCTATCGACGTTATAAGTGCCTCAAATTGGATTATTTTCAGCAGATCTGTTGCGTAAAACGGTCTGCGTACTGGTTTATTGAAATGTTGTTCCTTAAGGTAATTGATATTGTTGTCGTTAGGAAATAGGTCTGTCAAGTCCATTCCTACGGCTTCAACGATTTGCTGCGCTGAACATCCGGCAAAGCACTTGAGCAGGATTCGACCGTCATCTGTTTCCGTTATGGCAAGGCTTGGTGATTTATCCCCGTGAGCAGGACAACAAGCAGTCCAGCGACCTTTAGAGCCTTTGACCTTTTCGAGTTTGTTTAGCAAGTCTCCAATCATCTTAGTCTCCACAAAAGCAGGAAATGGCTTCCTCTGTTTGGTCAAACATATCAATTTGCTGGCTCGCATACTTTGCCATTTGTGCGTAAGTCGGTCGATCTTTTCTAAATCGTCCTGAATCATTTATTGCCTTGTTGATGTGAGTTGATTCCATCCTTGCCCACCAGATAGCCCGTTCTGGTTTTTCTGCAATCAAACTAATCACCTGATGAGTTGGCTTTAGATAGCACAAGTCACAATTCCCGTGCATGGTCACGCCATTGTTGTTAGGAAGCTCTAAATCAAACGGCTGATCGTTCCAAAATGCTGTTACGTCATGCTTGCTAACTCCTGCTGTCACTAATGGCAAACGCTTTTTATTTGGAATCTTTGCCGCCCTGCGCTGTTCATCGGCACGAATGCCAATCATCGCAAAAGTTTCCCCCTCGCTCTTGGTATTGGTCATTCCAATATCAAAAAGATATTTAGCCATTGGTCTGATCTTTAGTTCCGTTGTGCAAAATCTCATCACCGGAGAAGGTAAATATTGTTTTTTGCTTAATAAATTTTCAAATGGCTCACCGTTTCTTCCGGCAGTTTCAAATGTGACAATCTTGTATCCGGGCTGCTCTTGCTGATATTCAAGCCATACAATCGGAACCTGCCAGCGGACTTCACATTCTTTAATAAATCTTAACGTTGCCTCCTCCTCTTTCCCGGTATTGGCAAAACACACGATAGCCTCGTCAGGAAGCCCGTTGTTGGACTGTAAAACCCGCCACAGCATATAAGCTGAAGTTCTCCCCCCTGAAAAACTGATTAGAGTAGGCTCATCAATGACAAATGGGTCTCTCATAGAACCCTCCTTCCAATAGAATTTTGTTGAGTCTGAATTTTAGGTTCGTAAACATCAGACCAGTTAGCAAGGATGCTCTTTTGCAATACCGCTGACGTATCGATGCCTTTATCCTTCATTGTTTCCAATTTAGAAAGCATCAACTTTACGGCTCGATCTGTCATCGGCTTCTTTAACTTTTTCCGCATTTCAACAAAGTCGTTCCAATCAGTTTTATTTAACCAATCAGGAAGCTCTAACGAAACAGACTTCTTCTCTGTCTCTCTCTCTGTCTCTCTCTCTGGGATAGCAAGTTGCAAGCAAGGTGCTAGCATAGTGCTAGCATCAACAAAAAAGCCATTATCTATCAATGGCTTAAGTCCTAACTCTATATCCTTGCTAGCAATACGCAAGCGAAATGCTAGTTCTTCGCTAGCAGCATTAAAACTACCGTCTTTTGACTCACTTGCTAGCAACCAAAGTAAAGGTGCTATCGCCTTGCTAGCAATCGGTAGGTTCATGTACGCCCTATCGTTAAGCAAGTCTCGATGCAGCTTGATCCAAGGTGGACACCGATCCCGATAGTGCTGGAACTTTTCCCAGTTTTTAGGCTTGAGGAGCATATTTTTCCTCCATACCGCCAGCCCATAAATTTTCCATTTCTTCATGGAAATCATTGACTACCATTTTTATTTCTTTAGCTTGATCTGGAGTCAAAACTATTGACACTTCCTGCCCATGAATTGATGAGTTTTGCTTAAGAATTAAACAACCTATTTCGCTGATGTATGCCTCTAAATCGTCTGTTGCTCTAAATTTCAACATAGCTTTTTCCAATAAAAAAAGCCCTAGGAGAGACTCTCACCGATAAAGGTGTTGGCGGACTGGTGGGTAACCAGCAGAGTCCCTTCTAGGGCTTACCCAAACACGCCGCCAAGCGTGACTAAACTATACCTTAACGTTTCGTAATTGGCAAATCTTGCAAACCTCTAGGTTGCCGAACTGAATCGCTGATCTGGATCGCTTACATCCAGCGCAGTACCGTAGACCAAAGTTATAGGTCTTAGTCGTTCCAGTTTTGTCGCTTGACGTTGCTGCTAAGGATTTTGAAGGTTCTTCTTTCAATGGGTTGCCCTCTAGGTGTTGTCTTTCTAACTTCCGGCTGCTTATCCGGCTTAGTCTTGGTTTCTTGCAATTGTTTTAAGTATTTTTCGTATTTCATTATCTCAGAATGTTGATGTTTGGTAATAGAACTTCGCTATAGATTTCTATTTCTTTATAGAAAATATTTCACAATTATCTGTTAATCTGTGGCACTATTTCGAAGCGGTAACTCACTAGGGGATAAATATTATGAATGACCAAGAGTTTGAACAATACCTGATCTCTGAGCTGCTTGACGGACATCCTAACGATGTTTTGTGTCATATGGACGCTGCAAGCATTGAGGAAGAATTTAGCGAACTTTTGTTTGTCTGGTCAATGGGTCAAAAAGACGCAGACGCACTTAAGGATGGTATGCAGCGGTTTCTAGTCGGAATGATTGATCGTATCGTTAAAGAAAAGCGACTACCGCCTTACCAACCAACTGACGAAGACGATTACATTGAGCATCAAGATAGGCTGTATCAGGAACGTAAAGACCGTGAAGCAGAAGAAAGGGGCAGAGCATGAAACTATTCAATCCAGACGATAAGCTAGCGGACTTCATTGACCGTCATGCCTTGTGGGTAATCGTGGCAATATTGATCCTTTCTATGCTACTGGATAACTTATGACATTTCCCTGCATCCTAGACAAAGAGTTTAAGTATGTCCCGTCAACTAAAACGAATATTCGTAAGACTTTTGATCGTATTAGAAAGGAGCAAAAGGAAGCTACAAAGGTACAAACTACTCAGACAACACAACCTAACAATATTATTTTCAATAAAAAATTCGCTAAAGGATAAATAATGGATAACCGTCAACAGGAGCAAGAAGAACAGCAACAATGGCTTGTGTATGAGAAGTTACAGAAAGCCAGAGTCAGGCTACAGAATATCAAGCTAAAGAAATCAGGGCATAACAAGTTCGCAGGGTATCGCTACTTTGAATTGAACGACTTCCTATTTACAGTAAATGCTATATTTGTTGAGTTAAGGCTATGCCATACGCTAGAGTTTACTAACGACCTAGCAACCATGCGGGTCATTGATACCGAGAATGGTGGCTGCGCTAAGTTCACTTGTCCGATGGCAGAAGCGCACTTAAAGGGTTGTCATCCTGTCCAGAATCTAGGCGCATCGATTACCTACATTACTCGGTATCTGCTGGTAATGGCTCTAGCTATCTGTGAGCATGACGCACTAGATGCGACTACCGGATCAGAAGAACCTAAGTCATCGAAACCTGTAACGAAAGACGTATTCGATACGTTAGACGAACAGTCACAGGAAGAAATCAAAAGCTACGCAGCCGATGTAATTATGCTGATTCACAAGGATCAAGTAAGCGAGGCTGTGGAGTACATCAATTCTCTGGAGCTAGATGCAGATTGGAAAACTGCACTCTGGTCACAGTTGGATAGCAAGCAACGTAGTGCAATTAAGAAATTCACTAAAGGATAATCATGGAATACGATAATACTAATCGCGGTATGTTAGGGCGCAACACTAACAAGCAGTCTGACAAGCATCCAGACTACTCCGGAACGATCAATATCGATGGTCGTGATTACTGGCTCTCTGGTTGGCTAAAGGAAGGCAAGAACGGTAAGTTTTTCTCTTTAGCTGTTAAGGAGAAAGAGACTAAGAAGCCAGCTAAGAACGATTTTAAGGATGACGATCTAAGCGACGCACCATTTTGATGATTAGCTACGGGGGAAAGTTGCATTGGCTTTTCGATCACAAGTCGTCAAGGATAGAACCAATGTAATGAGTACCTCACCCAACAGCCTAGCGATAGGTGGCGCATATAACCTACGCAGCATACGCACAGGCTCCTATCAGGTACGAGTCTCCCTCTGTGTGAGTATGTGGACAGCCCGGAAAGACGGGCATTAACTCAGGAGAAAAAATGAAACTGTTGGACTATCTAAAAGAAACCTACGAGATCAAGAATGACCGTCAACTGGCTATTCGTATCGGGGTATCGATGCCGACGATCAGCAAGATTCGTAACGGGCATAACGGGGTATCGGCTGAGACAAAGATCGCCATCCACAAGGCTTTCGATATGCCTATCGCAGAAATTGAGGAGTTTTTATGAGCTTTGAGATTACGGAATTAGAAGTCGTTAGGTGGGCTGAAGCTAGGGGCATCATTAGGAATTCAGACTCTAAGACACAGCTTCTAAAAGCAGTATCAGAAATGGGGGAACTAGCCGATGCAGTTATCAAACGAGACCGTGACGCAATTATTGATGGAATTGGCGACGTTCTTGTATGCCTTATTGTGGCTGCTGCTATTGAAGATGTCGATGTAAAGCAATGTTTAAGGGCTGCTTATAACGAGATTAAAGACCGTAAAGGGTACTTGAACAAGGAAGGTGTATTTATCAAGGATGGACAAAAATGAGCAGATTCTGAGCCTTGTTAAGTTTAAGGCAATGAATATCTTTGAGATATGTGATGCAGTCCATATCGTCCGCAGGGCAATGCAAGATAGATTGAATCACCTAATGGAGACTAACCAGCTTTACGTTAGCCATTACAAGTTTGAGAAGTTAGGTAAGAAGTTCCAGCAGATCAAGTATTACAGAGCAGGAAACAAGCCTCATGCTCAAAAGCCAGCACCACTAACGGACGCAGAGAAGCAAAGACTTAGCAGGGAACGGCTAGACGAGAATGAGAGAGAAAACAAGTTAGCAAAGCGCAGGATAAAGCGGTATGTATCAAAAATTGAGAAGTTTGGAGACCCTTACACAGATTGGATAAGGAAACCATAATGGACAGATTCTCGGAATGGGCAGATCAGAATATGCCTGACGCTACAGTTGAACACTATATGGCATGGAAAGCAGGATACGAGCAGTCAAAATTTCTCGTACTTCAGCTTCGTTCCGAGATCGTCCGGCTACAAGAACTAATTGGACAGTTAAACCACGAAAGGAACATAGGATAATGGGCAGACCTCGCAAGAATCCAGAAGACCCTAAATGGGATAAAAACGAGCCACAGGAAGCCATAAGCCACGTTAATGACGATTGGCGTATCTTCTTCGCAGCGGCTCTAGGAGGCTTAATCGCTAGGGGTGGTGGTCAGACTTATGAACAGATGATAAAGACGGCTTCAGAGATCGCTACAGAGGCTCAGAAATCCATTCAATAATCCATTCATAAATCCATTCATGTATCTATTAGCTCACCTCGGAAATAGAACTGATCCCCAATGACCTGCACTAGCTCTGGCGGCATTAGCTGACCATCAATGAAGTGAAGAATCGCAAATCCTGACCGCCAGTTCTTAGGGCTATCCTCAGCGTAGTCAAACTGAGACCCATCGATAAACGCTAGAGTTCCTGTATCTACACCGTATCTCGTACCGTTGTAGTCCGTCCAAGGAGTAACCTTAAGGCTGTGTAAATGTCCAGTAACGATCGAAACACCGGACTTTAAGGTATTGTTGTAGACAGCATGGATGCCATTGTGATAACGATGTTTAATCATTACCTTGTCATTGACCATCACGCTAGTGGAGAACTTCCATCGAGGGAAATGGTCTCTTAAATCCATTCCCTCAACACCCTTCCAAGTATCCCCTACCTGAGCCGCTAAACGGGCGTTAAAGCGCATATCATGGTTGCCCCATGTCCAGTGTAGGGTAGCTCCTTTTGCAGCCTTCTCGACCTCTCCTAGACGCTCCTGACAGGCTTCTAGCTCCTGTTTTACGTTAGGTACTGAACCCCATCCAGATACAGGATGACGAGAGATACTTGCCCCGTCGAACACATCGCCATTCATAATGACCATCTTCGGCTTAACCGCTTTGATGACCTTTACCAATGCCTTGTGTGCTGGACTAACCTCATCGGGCATATAGTGGCAGTCTGAGGCTACAACCACATATCCGTCAGAAATATCAACTAACGTCCTTACATTGTTCTCTGGATATGTGATCTTAAAATCAGGGCTTTGTGGTGCTGTACCCTTTAAGACAATAGAGAGCCTTTTTTCTATAGACCTACGTCTTATATGGACGTTTCTAATGTTGATGTCTAACGCTTGAGCTACCTTTGACGGACTGCCAGACTCACTCCACAGACGAATAAACTCCTCGTCTGTACACGATTTGCGCTTCATAAGCCACCTTAGTTAGTTGCTCTACGATACTCTCCGCACCATTGATCTTCTGCGGTAATGGTAAAAGAGAAGCCAACTCCATCCTCGCCGGGGATAATCTGAGGAGGCAATCTCCTACATTCCCCGAATTCTTCGTTTTTATCGCCTACATAGAAACTACAAGTACGGCACATCGGCATACAATCGTCAGGAATCTTCTTCTTCACGATGGATTTATCTCCGGTTCAGCAGCTAAATACTCGAATGAACGAATAGACCAAACGGCTGTTTGACCATTATCAAACACAACCATGACCTTATCATTTTGCAATAGCCAGCAAAACCGTAAATAACCCTTACCGTGAGTGCCAAAAGCGTACCCATCCCGCATATTCTTCTCAGCACAGTATTCCTGACGGTTCGTTACAATCGTCCATCCACCCGCATTGTTAGCAAATCCAGCAGCCTGTGGCGTATCGTCAGCAATGGCAATCAAGGGGAACATCAAGGCAATTAGGTACTTCATGGAACCTCCTTGTTGTATTGTCGAATGATGGTCTGTAACGCCTCTAACCGTCTGATCGAATCTCGGCAAGATTCATAGTTCTCTATTACGGTCTCGGCAACGTCTTTAGCGGCAATGGTGGAGCCATTAACTCCGGCGGTACTGCTATCCGGCATACTGGCTGTTGCGGCTGCATCGTGGAGCATCCCGAAAGCAGAACTAATAGGGCAATCATTCGATACACGATCAACCTCTTTCGTTAGTGTCCGGTAAACGATCCGATCCTTTCTGGCAGACTCGACTACAGTCTTTGCTACAGAATCGGCAACTTCCTGCTGCTTCTTGAAACTCTCTACCGCAGCTAAAACACTTGCAGCCCTTTCCGCATCCCACTTTGTCTGAATAGACTCTTGCCCCATCACATAACATTTCCATCCTGCCCCCGCTAATACCAAACAAGTCACAGCAACCGCAGCTATTCTCCAATACATAGTTTGTACTCCTGTTGCCGACGGGTCGTTAAACCCTTCAATTCCTTGCCGTTAAACTTGTTCCATTTCAGCAACTCTTTACAAGCAGCCGAATAGTCACGCATTTTTAAGTGTTTGACAAGAGTGGACTTACACGCAGCACCAGTGCCGATGTTGTATGACCATGAAACGATAGCGTCCCATTCATGCTGATACATAGGCACATCGCCAATGCAGCGTTTTAGGTCTTTTTGGAATGATTCGGTATGCTGAGAGAGCTTGATTAACGCTCTGATAGGGTCGGTTTTGTCACCGATCTTGACGTTATGGGTATCGCCGAACCCAATGGTAGGAACATCCCCAGCTACAGGGATGTAAGCAGATTCTCGATAACCTTCGTGAACAGCAATGCCAATCAATGCCGCCGCAGACAGCGTTAAACTAGCAATAACTGTCCGACTACTCATCTTCGGCTTGTTTCTTGGCTATCTTTAAGTGCTGCATCTTGAACCAGATATTGACCAACAGACCGATTACAGCAATGGCTAGACCACCTAAAGCCGCGAACTCATTAGCCGTTAGCCCAAAAAAAACAGCAGTTGCAGAACCGCTGTAAGTAACTACTGATGCTGTTTTAGT